AGCATCTGCTCTTACTCTACGTATGTAGTAATCACTGTGTCTAGTATGTATACCACTAGCACTATCAACTAACTGACTGACTGTGCCACTAGGTTTAACAGCAGTGGTAGCAGTAGCTTGGCTAATGCCTAGCATCTCTGACCACTCCTTGTTTACCTTAACTGTTTCTTTTCTTAAATCTTTTAGGAAGTCAGGTAAACTTTTCTTACCATAGTGTCCTCTGTCATTGTTACTACCATTCATAAATGAGTTGTCCATAATACCAGTAAGAGATACACCAAGCAGTGCTTCCTCCTCTGTATTCTGTACCCACTTAGGACGTAGACGTTTGATGTTAGTTAATGAAGCTTGGAATGTACCTAGTATACTAGCCAGTCTAACCTTACGGAGTATATCCTTTTGCGTGTCCTCAGCTCTTACTACTACCTCGGTCAAGTTACAGAACTGTCCATCCCTAAGTATGATTTCACTACAAGGATTACATCCAAAGTCGTGGTCACTATCCCTTCTACCTATAGATTCTACTTGCTTAATTGCTGCTTCTCTATTAAAGATACCACGCTCACCAGACTTAGACTCATACAGTGATAGCCATTCCTTCATAAAGGTTCCCATCTCTGGCTTCTCTGTATAGCATACACTGTTGTTACTTAGTGCCATCTCTGGTGTGTCCGACCACCACTGACCAGTCTTAGCATTACGCATACGCTCATCAGTTAGGTTAGATAGAGAGATGAGTGCTGACCTACGCACACCACCTACTACAACTACCTCTGCTATCTTACACATCAGTCTATGACATTCATAACTTGTTAGCTTACGACCAACAGCTTCTTTAAATAAGTTGGTAGCAAAGTTAAACAAGTCCAGTAATGGTTCAGGTCCAGATGCTCTGCCACCAAAGGTAGATAGTCTGGAACCCTTAGGTCTTACCTTAGAGAAATCCCACTTAGGCATCTCACCATCATACAAGTAAGTAATAAGTTTACGGAACGCAGACTGCCACCCTTCCTTAGAATCCTGGACTACTATTGTGTCCTCTACATCTAACAATTCCTCAGGTACCTCAGGTAATTTGTTTATATGCTGTCGCTCTACACTAAAGCCAACTCCAGTTCCGTGCATAAGAATGAATAGGCATTCATCAAATGCTTTCTGGTGGTCAACACTTAGGTAAGCACAGTTATATCCTGCTATATTATTCTTAGCAAGAGCCGGACCTGCTGTCATCAGAGCTCTCATACTAGGCATAACTTCTAAGTTACATACTGCATCTTCAAGTATCTTCCTAGTCTTAGGTACTAAGTCTTGGTTGGTATGGCTTGCGAGATGCCACTCCATAAAATCAAAGTAGCGTGCTACTGTTTCCTTCCATGTTTCCCTTCTGTTCTTTTCAGGTAGCCATCTTGCATACCTGCTAAGAGCAATGAAGTTTTGATAATCAGTCGGTAGTGTGTTCAATATGTTCTCCTCTTTTCTTTTGTTCTTTCTTTTTGTTAGGTATAACTTTAGTATGCCATAGCCTATCATAACGTAGTGCATACTTTAGTTTGTTCTTTATTGAATGTGTCTTACTCATCCTCTAGTCCTTTAAATTTATGTATGTTATCAATTAATTTATCTTCAAATCTATCTACTAATTCCTCAGGTTCTATGTCAAGGAAATCACAGAGCAGACAGACATCAAACTCTTTAGTTATTATTTCTTTAAGTTCATTTAGTAGTAGTGCCATAACGCTTTAACTCCTTCAATGTATCTGTAGTGAACCATTTGAAACCTTCTTTGCTACACCACTCACCCATTGTAATCTTAGAACCCTTCCTAACTTTCTTGTTAGCATTGGTTAAGACAAACACTAACTCCTGTGAATGTAGAGAATCTCTTATAGCCTTGTACTTTTGTGTATCACCAGTCCTAAAGAATCCTTTACACTCAACTAAGATGTTACCCTTAGTGAAGTCAGGTATATACTTACGCTTAGTTATGTAAGGTATATGGTATGGTTCATAGTTCCAACCGATTAGTTTTTCACCAACACCGGCTTCAAATTTGTTTCTATATTTAATGGTATTTGTTTTCATCTTCTCTAATAAAAGTAAATTGTAATTCATTATCCTCACTCTCAGGTATGAAATCTCCTTCAAGTAAGAATGGTTGATGTAGACTTTCCAACATAAGACCTATATGTGCTATCAACTCATCTGGATTGTCACCTATGGGATAAGCAGGGTCAATAGCAAAGCTACTGATTGTACCATCAGTTTCATAGAACACTTCCCTAACAGTACATACACCATCCTTGTCCATCATACCCCTGTATTTCCACTCCTTACTCATAATTTCTAATCTCCATTACTTTAGGTTCGTTGTTGACTACAGCTAAGAATCTTGGACCACTTGAATAGGCAAAGACTCTCATGTTAGGGTAACAATGTTTCTTAAACTCACAGTAAGAACATCCTATAGGTAGTTTCATGTTGCCTGACTTACCATCAGGTACTAAATCATAACAAGGTTCAGGAATTGTTTCTAGTTCTATCATCTCCTTAACATGCTTGATTCTTTTTACTACATCTTTATCTAACAGGTCCACCTTTGATACAGCTAGGTGTCCGTTTGATTTATCCATAGCTAGGAAGCAGGCTTCATCAGCTCCTTCTGCTTGACCATAGCCACTGATTTGGTCTATGTAACCAAAGGGGTCATCATATTGTAGTCGGTCCTCTTTAAATTTCTTGAAGCCATAGGTTGATGTAGACTTTACATCACACAATAGACCATCAATCTTACAGTCCATTGAACCTTTGATACCTTCAAGCTCTACTCTCTTCTGTTCATCTGTTACATCATGACCGGAGAGTTTGACCAAGGCTAGTATCATCTCTTCAATCAAGTGACCATAAAGAAACTTGATTAAAGTATGAGCTTTTAATCTCTCACCTTTGTACTCACTCTTTCTATGTTTATACCATAGCTTTCTATCAGGGTGTCCAATGTTAGACATCCTTAATGTACTACCATTATAGTCTTTAGGGTATAGCCAATCTCTAAGTATAGATTCCATGTTGGAACCAAAGTCATTAAAGATTTGTTCAGTAGGTACCCTAGCAGGATGGCTTTTAGTTTCAGCCATGTCGTATATATCTTGAACTAAGTTATCTATCTTGCTCATTTTTTTCTCCCAGTTTTTGCTCAATTAGTTTCTCAATGAACCATCTTGCTTTGCGAAGGTCATCTATCTGACCATCACCATCCTCACCATGCTTATGTGCATGTCTACATATATACTTCATAGCTGACGCAGTTAAGTAATCCATCTTCTGGTCCAGTATGAAGTCTATTACTTCTATCTTTCCCTGCCTGTAATGGCTAGGGTTTACGTTGTCACATGTAAAGTTAGTGCGTTTCATTCCACGTTTCTCCTATCTTATAGTCACCATCCAGTGGACAGTTAAGGTTAAATGTTTCTCCTGCTTTTTGAATGGCACTCACAGCGAGCTTACCAAAGGCAGGGGAATCTAAGTCTTTAACTTCTGTTTGTATCTCATCATGTATGTTACCTACAATCTTATATTTAAGATTAGAAAGGGATGCTTGCTTATCAAGAATAACTAAAGCCTTCTTCATTACAATAGCACCTGCACCTTGAAGTAAAGTGTTAAGAGCAGAGTGCTCAGACCTGACTATGATACGCCTACCATCTAAGCCTATGAGGTAGCCACGCTTAGATGCTGTAGCTACACGCTCACGTAAAGACTTGAGAGCAGGAGTGTTATCAAGAAACTTTTTCTTTACTTCCTTTCCTACCTTAGAACCACTACCTACAATACTACCAATCTTCTCATCACCTGCACCATATAGGAAAGCATAGATGAAAGTCTTAGCTTGGTCACGTGTATCTAAACCGGCAGACTGTTGGTTAGCTGTGTGTATATCACCATCTAATACCTCTCTGGTATATTCAGGGTCGTTCATATAGTGGGCGAGCATACGTAACTCAAGACCACTGGCATCCATACCTACTAGGAAGTTGCCATGTTCTACTGTCCATAACTTACGACACTCCGCACCATAAGGTGAATAGGATGCAGGTACCTGTGCTAAGTTAGGTCTAGCATGTGTCATACGACCAGTCACTGCACCGATAGGATTGACATAGCCACGTACTCTACCATCAATCTCGATTGCATCTACCCAACTCTGCACCTGTGCTACACGTTTCTGTAACATAAGATAATCAGCTATCTGTTTAGCTTGTGGTAAGTCTACCTCATTAAGTACACGCTCATTAACAATGGTGTTACCTTTCTCTGTAAACTCAGTAGGTTTCCAACCAAAGTGTTTAAGGTACCTAGCTATCTGTTGACGAGAGCCTAAGTTAAACTCAGGGTATATGTTATAACCCCAGTCCTCTCCTTTGTAGTGAGCACCCTTATCCTTCTGTGCTTGAAAGCGTTTAGATATAGAGCCATCCTTGTTGTAACATTTATCACCCGGATGTTGTAACTCTATCCACACAGGTAGTGGTTTGAATGTATTACG